GCGAGGTAACGACCTCAACAAGCTCGATGTGTATCTCGCGGGTATTGCTCAGGTTCTCGGGCCTCAGGTGCTGTCTCAGTATGTCAGCATTTCTGAGTACATGTCCCGAAGGGCCTCTGCTTTGGGTATTGACACCGAGGGTCTGGTCAGGACTGAGGAAGAGATACAGGCTCAAATGCAGCAAGCCCAACAGGCTCAGGTTGCTTCTATGGCCGCTCAAGGTATGATTGACTCAGCATCTGGATCCTAATAAGGAGCATTCATGGCTGATTACCAGAAAGTAGAAATTGTCAAGGAAGACAACCCTGCCGCCGCTGCGGCTGAACAGCAGAAGATCGAATCGCTGACTGAGGAGCTGAAGCAGCAGGAAGCTGCCCAGCAGCAGCAGATCGGTCAGGAAGAGGCTAGAGAAGCGAATCTGTTCGACCAGCAGGCTGAAGAAGTCGCTGAAGAACGCCCTGAGTGGCTGCCAGACAAGTTCGTCAGTCCAGAGCAGCTTGCGAAGGCGTACAACGAGCTTGAGTCCAAGCTGTCCGCTCCCGAAACTGGCGAGACGGAATCCGGTGATCTTGAGCCGCTGAGCGTCGATGACTTCAGCGCATTCTCAGAAGAGCTTCAGCTCAACGGTGACGTATCCGAGGAGTCCAAGCAGCAGCTCGTCGATTGGGGACTGCCCCGAGAGATCGTTGAAGCTCATGTCGAGGGGCTCAAGGCCCGTGTTGAACTCGAAGTGATGCGCGTTCAGAGCGAAGTCGGAGGCCCCGACGCCTACGAGAACATGATCAAGTGGGCTACGGAGAACCTAAGCCAAGAGGATCAGGATGCGTTTGACGCCGCCGTGGTTAATGGACAGGAAGATCAAGTCATGTTCGCTGTCCGTAGTCTCAAGGCTCGGTGGGAGGCTGCTGGAGGCCGTAGCGGCCAGCTCATTCAGGGGGCGACAGGCACTTCCGGGTCTTACTCGGGGTTCAACTCCCTCGCTGAGCTTACTACGGCGATGAAGGACCCCCGATACAAGAACGACGTGGCGTACCGGAGAGAAGTGGAAACGAGGCTCGGTAACTCGAACATCCTGTGAGGTGCAGGACTCTCCTTAGCGTCCGTCTAGGGGGAGACCATGGAAGAACATCTCGTCACCATAGGGCTCAGCATCGCTGGTCCCTCGATACTCGGTATCTTCGCGTTCCTGTGGAAAGTAAATACGAGGATCGCAACTCTCGAAAGAGATATCAAGGCTCATGATCACAGGATCAAAGCCGCCCAAAGCCAGTTGAACTCGCATTTCAACAAAGCATTCACCATCCGAAAAAATGTGAGTGACGTATGAACCACCTGTACTCGATGCTCGTGGTTCTTTTACTCGTGGGCTGTCGGACGACGATGCCCATCGGGCCTCCCTCAAGCGCCCTCAAGGGTCTGAAGGAGACTGCTGAGTCGGAACCGTTGACGGTACTGTCTGTGACCGGCGGCTTGTGTCTGATAGCCGGGATGGTACTGCTTGTTGTCACCTCGGGAAAGAAGGGGTGGTATCCGGTGATTGGAGGACTGCTACTCGTTGTCCTGAACTTTGTCATTGCCAGATATTCGCACTATCTCTTTGCCCCCGCGATTGTCTTCACGGGACTCATCAGTGCTGCGTGGACATACAAGACTGTCAAACAGATTCTTCAGGAGAAGAAACAATGATTATCGCATCCGTATCCAGCTTCCTTGGGACTGCTTGGTTCATGGGACTCGTCGCCGTTGGCGGGTTCGTCGCAGGCATGTGCTTCAAGGACCGCTTCATGAAGATGATCAGCCGAGGGAAATGATGGCTAAGCGCATCAACAAGAAGACTATGCCCTGCAACAAGCCTCGAAGGTCTGTTCAGGGCGGCAAGAAGTCTGTGGTCAAAGCCTGCCAAGGAGGCAAGGAAAAGATCATCCGATTTGGTGATGCGAACATGACGATCAAGAAGAATAACCCGGAGAGGCGGAAGTCATTCCGTGCTCGCCACAAATGCTCTACCGCCAAGGACAAACTGACCGCTCGATATTGGTCATGCCGTGCTTGGTGATTGATGGTATGTCGAGGAACGATGGTTCCCGGCCTGCTGCGGTGGATAACTGAGATTCCTTAGTTACCGAGACAGCCATCACATTGTTGTCTCTAATTAAAACTACTAACTACGGAGTCAAGACTAATGTCTTCATCTCAATTCGGAGTTCAGCCATCTCGTCTGGGGCAGATCAATGCTTCTGGTGACGTTGATGCCCTGTTCCTCAAGGTCTTCAGTGGGGAAGTTCTTACCACGTTTGAAGAGAACAACCTCATGATGCCTCTGCATCGTGTTCGTACGATCACCAGCGGTAAGACTGCGCAGTTCCCGACCACGGGCGTTGCCGCGGCTGCTTACCACACTCCCGGTGAGTCGCTGTTCCACCAGACCGTGACCAACACGATCTCTGGTGCTCAGGGTTCTGAAGCTCTTGCTCAGACCAACGCGAACAAGTACTTGTCCCAGATCAAGCACGCTGAACGCACCATCTCGATTGACGGTGTGCTTACTGCGTCCGCATTCATGTCCGATATCGACGAGGCCAAGAACCACTATGACGTTCGGTCCATCTACTCGACTGAAATCGGGCGACAGCTTGCTTACGCTGCTGACAGGAACCTGATTCGTACGGTCATCGCGGGTGCTCGTGCTACTACGGGTCGTTTCGGCGCTACTCTTGCGGGTGGTGATGATCAGTTCGGTGGAGCCAAGGTCAACCTTGGTGACAACACTGACGCATCAGCTAACGAGGTCGGGATCACGACTGGTAAGGTTGAGACCAACGGCGCTGCTCCGAGTGACGCCACGGGTGACTCGCTGCTTCAGGGACTGTTTCTTGCTGCCGAGCTGTTCGACCAGAAGAACGTCCCGAGCGAAGGACGTGTCTGCCTTCTCCCGCCGAGCCAGTATTACAAGCTCGTCAAGGAGAATCAGGATGCGATCAACCGAGACAAGAACCCTGAGGGTAACCTCGGCTCGGTCGTTGCGGGTACGGTCACCTCGGTTGCTGGTATCACCATCCTGAAGTCCAACCACGTCCCAAGCGGTGCTGCTCAGGCCAGCGAGATTCACGCTGATGCTGCGATCAACAACGACGTGTTCGGATCCGGCGGCACCGGCTACGGTAACGCTGACTTCTCGGATACTGTCGGTATCGTCTTCCAGACCGAAGGAATCGGCACCGTCAAGCTGATGGACCTGTCGATGGAATCCGAGTACTACATGGATCGACTCGGCACCCTGATGATGGCGAAGTATGCGATGGGTCACGGCGTTCTCCGCGAGGAGTGCTGCATCGAACTGATGCTCGACGCTGGTTGATCTAGACAGCAGCTACGACTTTATGTACACTTGGTACATATGAGTCTCCATTCGGGGGTCGGCCTTGTTCCGCAGGGTCGGCCCCTTTTTTAATCTCAAGGAGGTATCCATGGCGCTTAACAGAGCCACTGAACTGGAAGCAGTCAACACGATGCTATCGGCTGTCGGAGAGCCTCCTATCAACTCTCTTGATGCCCAGAAGAACGCTGACGCAGCGATTGCTCGCAACATCCTGACTGAGGTCAATAGAGAGATTCAGACTCACGGGTGGCACTTCAACACCCAACGCGATGTAGTGTTCAGCCCCGACTCCACGTCCAAAGAGATCATACTCAGCGACAACGTGGTGCGGGTAGACATCGACATGACATCCATCGGCACGTCCTACGACGAGCGCGACGTGACTCAGAGAGGCTCCAAGCTGTTCAATCGGACTGACAACACGTACGAGTTCGAGTCTGACGTGAAAGCGACCGTGGTGTTTCTCCTGACTTTCGATGAGCTTCCTGAGCCGGTCAAGAACTACATCACGGTGAGGTCTGCCCGGATCTTCCAAGATCGAATGGTCGGTTCACAGGCTCACCACGCCTTTTCTCAGCAGGACGAGGTACGAGCCCTCGCGCTTCTCAAGGAGTTCCAGTCGGATACTGCTGATCACTCCATATTCGATCACTTTGACGTATTCGGTATCGTATCTCGACCGCCTGCCGTGAGAACAAGGATCTACTGATGCTGATCAACACCTCAGTTCCCAACTTTGCTGGGGGTGTGTCTCAGCAGCCGGACTCTCAGCGCCTCCCTAATCAACAGGAGGAGATGGAGAACGCGGTTCCCTTCCTCGTAGGCGGCCTGACCAAGAGACCCCCGACGAACCACGTAGCCGAGATCAAGGACTCCTCTGGCTCCTCTCTGGACGTATCGTCGGCGTTTACTCACGTAGTCACGAGGGACAGCTCAGAAGAGTTCATGGTCAGCATCGAGGCGGACAGATCCTCAGCGACTGCTGGCATCCACGTCACCGACCTGAACTCCGGGACTGCTAAGACTGTCAAGTATGATCTGGGCAGCGATTCGTACCTCAGGTCCGCTACCCCTCAAGACAGCTTCAGAGCCGTGACGATCGGAGACGTTACATTTCTCCTGAACAAGGAGAAGACGGTCCTGAAAGACGCGACGGTGTCCACTAGCTTCTCTCGCGGCACTGCGTCACTGGAGCGAGAAGGGTTCATCTGGATCAAGGAGTCTGGATCAGGGTCTACGCACCGTGTCTCGATCAAGTACGTGGACTACACCGGAGCAGAGACTGAGGCGTACGTGGAGGTCCGACACACTCCTCAGATCAAGGATCTCGGATCTAGTCAGTTCAGCTTCGAGACGACGCCTCCCTCAGCCACCCAGATTGCTGATGTTCTCGTAAACGGAACGAACGCCGTGATCCCCGGCAAGGACGTTTCGACAGCCGCGAATCTGCTGACAAACCTAGGTCTCGCGCTCTTCTACAAGAAGGGCACGGCGGCTGGAGAGGTCACTGTTACGTCATCTGAGACGTTTGGCGGCCTAAACGCCCTACTCGGACACCTCGATGCGACACCCAACGAGGACGAGATAGTTGACGCTGGACACGTTGGCAGCGTTATCTTTATCAAGGCGAAAGAGAACGGACCCCTTCGGCCTGCCGGTGGAACCAGCAAGGACTTCACGCTGACTGCTGAGGACTCGTTCGGCGGCAGGGGCATGTCCGTGATCAAGGACTCCGTTCAGGACTTCTCTGAGCTGCCCCCGATCAGCAAGCACAACTACATCGTGAAGGTCGAGGGCAACCCGGACGAGGAGATCGACGACTACTTCGTCAAGTTCCGAACGAACGGAGAGGCTGACTTCGGCAAGGGAACGTGGGTCGAGACTGTAGGACCGGGCCTGTCGTTCAGGTGGGACTACGACACGATGCCTCACATCCTGATCCGACAATCGGACGGGACGTTCATAGTCAAGCGAGCTGACGGCACGACATCTGCGGACACTAGCGTGACGCCAGCCGGGTCTGACTACAGCGACTTCAAGTTCAGCGACAGAGAGTCAGGAGACGACCTGACCAACCCGTTCCCATCGTTCACGGACAAGAAGATAAACAACATCGGATTCTTCAGGAACAGGCTGGCCCTCCTCAGCGGCGAGAACGTGATCCTGAGCGAGTCCGCTCAGTTCTTCAACTTCTTCAGGCTGACTGTGGTCCAGCTCCTCGATTCCGCAGTCATCGATCTTGCAGTTGGCGGATCCGAGGTCAACGAGCTTCAGGAGTCTCAGGCGTTCAACGACCGTCTGATCATGTTCTCGGAGAGGACTCAGTTCGCTCTCAGGGCTGACGGTGGACTCTCACCGAGGACTGCGGTGATCAATCAGGTCACTAACTACGACGTAAGCACGAAAGTCTCTCCAGTCCCTGCGGGACGCTCGCTGTTCTTCGCGTTCAACCGGGGGTCTTTCAGCGGCATCAGAGAGTTCTACAAGACCGGCGAGAACGACATCCAGTTCGACGCCGTGGAATCTACGGCTCAAGCGCCTAGGTACATCGTGGGAGAGGTCGCGAAGATGACGGTCTCCACTCACGAGGACATACTGGCA